CAACACTTACAGTATAATCGTTGATTGGATCTTGAGTTACACCGTTTAAATCTACTCGATAACTAGCAGTCGAAGGGGGAAGAGGAGAATAAGATGTAAGAGAAACTGTTGAAGTTGGACCATAAGCTGTTATAACGGCAGGTTGAGTAAACAAACTTTGAACTATTTGATCTACGTATTGTTTGTTGACTAAAGCGTATGTAGTAATTTTTGGTGTATACGAGGCGTTAGTCGTTATTAAGTTTGCATCAATATTAACTGGTCCTGTGAGTGTACCACCAGCTAAAGGTAGATATGAAGTCGAACCGACAAAATTGGCAGTTACAACATTATCGCCGTTTACTGTAAAATTAATTGTAGAAGAATCGTTAAATGTATTAGTAGATGTCAATATGGTTGTTTTAACAGCTGATGATATTTGTTGATCAACATAAGCTTTGTTTGTTAATTCTACTGGATTTCCAGGGGAAACTGCGCTTGAAATGTTTCCAGTAATCGTACTACCACTCTTTAGTACATAATTGTTAAGAGCGGTTGTATTAGCTCCAACAACAGTATCGACATAATCTTTATTTGCTAATTCGTTAGAAACTGTTGGTTGATTGTTAGCAAAAAATCTAAATGAACTACCATTAAGTGTTGCAGACATTAAAGTATTAAATGTCACATTCGGAGAAGAATTCAAATTTAAAATATTAGAGCTTACATCAAGAGCGTCTCCACGATTAAAAATTAAACCACCAGTTCCAACAATAAATGGTGCAGGGAAAGCGGGATCAAATTGTACGCCTAGCAAATTGTTATTGACATATAGAGTTTTATCAGTAGTCAATTTCCATGTTAGTGTGTTGTTGTTTGTAGTAATTACAATAGGAGAATTTGCAAATACAGAACTTGCAAAAAGAGAAAAGGAAGAATCATTAAGAGTGGTGTTTAAACCAAGAACATTGTTTATTACAGTAAGAGTATTATCATATTGAATACCAATACCCGTTAAACTCGAAACAATTGCACCCGAAGGGCTTAAGTTTACGCTTAAGTTGCCATTATTGTTAATCAACGAACTATCGTGATCTACGTCAAATGTAAAAATATTATTGTTATTGTATAATGACACAATAGAACCAGACGATAAGTGATTTGATAATGTTGTTGCAAAACCAGCATTAGTATTATGGTTCAGACCTAAATTTCCGTTAACAATGCTTAGCGTTTCATCTCTATTGAGTGTTAAACCGTTATTACCAATTGTTAATCCAGTCTCGATATTTGGATTTACGCTGAGAGCTCCACCAGATACGTATAAAGAAGAATTATACGGTAAACCAAATTGTAATTGAGTTCCAGCGTTTGTATAGGTAAGAGGAGATGTTGCTGAAAGCAGAGGAGCTAGATGACCTACGCTAACAACGTCTGATGAAGCAACTTTGAGTACATTACCTTCAATTAAAAGAGAGCTGTCAATCGAAAGACCAATTCCTCCTCCGTTTGGATCAAGTTGTAAACCTCCACCAGCCAATAACTTAACACTCAAATTGTTATTGTTGTTATATAATGACGAATCGTAAGCTATTGATAAATTCAGCAAATCTCCGTTTACAGGAGTAATGTTTATAGGTGTTAGAGCGGAAATTTTCTTGAAAAGTAAAGTAGTGCCGTTTGTTGAATCAGAAAGAGATTTTGTAGTTCCAATTAACGAATAACCACCAAGATTTGTAGCGTCAGCTGTTGTATATAAAAATGCTGCACCAGGAAGACTAATTGTCGAATAACTTCCATTATACCCTCTAGCTAAGGGTACCAAATCCGTATTTGATAACGTAAGAGTTTGTGGCTTGGGTAAATTGGAGATTCTTGTTCCTGTGCTCATAGATGTTTAAGATTTAATTTATTTATCAATTAATTTTTTTATTACTAGGTTGACGTGTCGTATACAAATTCTCCCGTCAAAAGAGGACCGCTGGCGTTTGGATTTGTTGTTAAGTTGCCATCCAGACCGTTTATAATTGTAAAATCTTCCACGGTAATTGGCGTATCATCTTCTTCAAGAGCAATATAAAACTCAACTATCTTTAAAGCTGTTTTAAATTCTTGAATAAAACCTTGATCAACGTTTACATTGGCTATTGGCGTATTAGTTAAATCATTGATAGTAAAAGCTTCCTGTAGATAAGGTTGATCTACATTAGTATTGAGTATGTAAGTATCTGTTCCATCAACTACAATGTATTGTTCTTCGAGAACATCAGGCTCGAGAAGTACAAATCCGTCTCTTAGAAAAAACGTACTACCGTTATTTCCTTTTACTCTAAGGTAAGGTACTGGTACATTTTTAATATTAATGCTCATTTTATTTGCAATTAATTAAGATTGCTGCTGAAAAAAAATATTAAAACATTAAATAATTTATACAACTATTATGGGACTCAAGTTTCTAACCACTGAATTACACGAGGAAATCGATTTCCTTATCGAACAAAAAAACCGTACAGAAGATCCAAAATACTTCTTTACAGGACCTTATATGATGGCTGGAGCCAAGAATCAAAACGGTCGTGTGTATGATTTAACTGAAATGGTTCGTGAAGTTGATCGTTATTCAAAAGACATGATTGCAACTCGTCGTGCTATCGGTGAAATGAATCACCCTCAGTCAACTGAAGTTAATCCAGTCAATGCTTGTCACCTTGTTGTAGAGCTTAAGCAAAAAGACAATTACTTTTATGGTAAGTCTCAAATTTTAGATACACCTATGGGACAACTTCTCAAGTCTCTTGTTAAAGACAAAATTCAAATGGGTATTTCTACACGTGGTCTTGGTTCATTAACTGAGTCCTCAGAAGGTAAGAAAGTTTCTAACTTTCACCTTATTTGCTTGGATGTTGTTCATCAGCCTTCAGTTCAAAATGCAATGCTTGAGTCTGTTCTCGAGTCTAAAGAGTGGATGCTTGACAACGCTGGCAGAATTATTGAAGTATCAGCAAATGCATTCAACAGACTTACAGAAGGGCTCTCGAAGCTTCCAAAGAAAGAAGCTAATCAATATATTCAAGAGCGTCTAACATTATTCATTGAATCTCTCAAGAGAGCCTAATAAATAAGAATATGACACAGGAAGAAAAAGTAAGCGTTAGCGATTTTATTTCTCAAATTGCAAGTAAAGATTACAAAAACGCAAACTCAGCACTAGAAAAAACCATTTCTGTCAAACTAAAAGAGCGTATTAGACAGGCTTTGGCCAAAAATTAATAACATTTTAGATAAATAAATTTATAACATGAACGTAAAATCTATTCTCAACGAACAGTTTCAGGATTTAATTTCTGAAGATACATTAAACGTAATCGAAGAAGCTTTCAACAAGGCTGTCGATGAAAAGGCTCAAAGCAAAATTGAGATTGAAACAGAAAATGTAAAGATGAAACTTGATGAACATTATACAGGCAAGCTTCAAACTGTTATCGAGAAGATTGACGAAGATCACACAGCTAAGCTTCAGAAGCTTGTTGAAGCTATTGATACAGATCACGCTGTTAAGCTTCAGACCCTTGTTAAGCAAATTGACAAGAAGCACACAGGCATGCTTAAGCAAGTCGTCGAGAAGTACGAGACTGAGCTTGGCGATAAAGCAACAGAATTTCAAAACCGTATCGTCGAAGAAGTATCCAACTATATGGATCTTTACCTCGATAAGACAGTTCCAACTGAGCAACTCTCAGAGGCTGTTGAAAACATTAAGGCAGTTAAACAACTCGAGAAGATCCGTCAGATTGTCGGAATCAGCGAAGAGTTCATTGACAGCGAAGTTAAGGAGGCTCTTATCGATGGCAAAAAGACCATTGATTCTCTCAGAGCTGAGCTTAACAAGACATTAAAGGAGAATGTCGATCTTGCACATAAGGCTACTAAGGCTGAAGCTCATATCATTCTTGAGCAAAAGACTGTAGATATGCCTGCTGCAAAGAAGAACTTTGTAACTAAGCTTCTTAAGAACAAAGCTCCTGAGTATATTGAAGAGAATTTCTCTTATGTTGTTGATATGTTCAACAAAGAATCTCAAGAGGAACTTGACGTGATCAAAGAGTCCGTTAAGAAAGAATTTGTAAAGGCTCCTACGATTGACCGCCCTGAGGTTATCGAGGAAGCAAGAAATTTTAGTAATGAGGTTGAGCGCAGTGTTGCAAGTGACGACATCAGCGGCTATCTGAACGAGATGAAGAAAATTAGTGGATCAAGATTCACTAGATAATTCATTCTCAAAGTAACAAAGGAAAACAAAAACTATGGCTAACATCATGCACATCAATAGAGATTCTGCTGAACAACTAGTTGAAAAGTGGAGTCCAATCTTGGATTTCACTTCAGACAAAGTTGCTCCTATCTCGAATGACAACACTCGCTTAAACACAGCGATTCTTCTGGAAAACCAGCAGAATTACTTCTTAAGTGAGCAAAACTCTGCTTCCACAGGTGGCGTATTTGGCTCACAGCAGGGAACTGCAACAACGTTCTCGGGTGACCACTATGCTTCAGGTGATGCTCGTCTGCCCAAAGTTCTTATCCCAATGATTCGTCGTACATTCCCCGAGCTCATCACAAATGAGATCGTTGGTGTACAGCCGATGACTGGGCCTGTTGGTCTTGCTTTCGCAATGCGTTATAAGTACGATGCCGCCCCTCTTGGTGGTTCATACAATGGCGGCGACGGAGCTCTTGGCTCCGCTAGTGCTACCGGTGGTAACACCGCTACATCAGATGGCAAGGAACTTGGTTACAACTACCTGAACACAGCCTTCACAGGCGCTTCAAGTGCTGCCCTCTCCGGTAACGGTCAGTGGGACGGACTTGTTGAAGATTCAGGCGTTGGAGCCTTGATCAGCCAATTTGAACTTAGCTCGAACATCCCTCAGATCACTGTTTCATTCGAAAAGACCGCCGTCGAAGCTCTCACAAGACGCCTCGCCGCTAAGTGGTCGGTAGAACTTGAGCAAGATCTTAAGAACATGAACGGTATCGATATCGATTCCGAGCTTACAAACGCTATGTCCTACGAAATTCAGGCTGAAATCGACCGCGAAATGATCGCGCGTATGATCCAAGTCTGTCTGAACGCTGGGGCTGGAGTTGGTTATTCCACATGGTCTGCCGTGTCCGCTGACGCTCGTTGGTCAGCTGAGCGCGCTCGTGACTTCTACAACAGAATTGTTGTTGAAGCTAACCGCGTCGCGATTCGCAATCGCCGTGGTGCTGCTAATTTCATTATTGCAACACCTCGTATTTGCGCAATCCTCGAGACTCTGCCTAACTTCACTTGGCAGCCAGTCACAGGCAATGTGAATACCGCACCCGTTGGTATTGCAAAGGTCGGTTCGGTCGGTGGTCGTTTCCAAATCTACAGAGATACTCGTACAGAAGCTCAGCTCAACAGCCCCGGTACAAATGATGCCGGTTTCTACGGCACCAACCAAGGTGGCGGTTATGCAACAGCTCGTACAGCTCCTGTCGATTACGCTCTCCTAGGTTATAAGGGTACAGAATACTACGACAGTGGTATCCTATATTGCCCATATATCCCTGTAATGGTACAGCGTACAATTGGACCAAACGACTTCGCTCCTAGAGTAGGTCTCCTTACAAGATACGGAGTAGTTGATCACATTTTCGGTGCATCACTCTACTACCACCTTGTAATCTGCACCGGTCTTGGAACATCGTTCAAACCAGGTCAAGCTGCAACTTATCTGTAATCTTACAGAAGTTCACAAGGACTCAAAAGAGACCCCGATCGAAAGATCGGGGTTTTCTTTTTATATAAATGGACATAATTAGAGTATATGAGTACAGGTGCAGGAAAAGGTCCAAAACAACGTCCAACAGATTTCAAAGCTTACAAAGAAAACTTTCCCAAGACTACCAACAAGGTAGAAGGGTTTGTCCTTAAAAAAGGTAAGCTAACTAAGAAGTACTAAGCTACAGATAGCTCTAGTATCTTATTGAAGTAAGAAGAAGATACCTTCTCAGGTATTTTAGGCAATGTCTTTACATTGAGTGACTTCAATCTATAATCAAAATACATAAGACCTTCTTCTTTATGATTCTCTACTCTAAAAGGAATAGGAATTTCAAAGTTCTCTCTCACGTTCTTATCAGACATTAACGATATCTGAATATAATAATGTATTCTTCTAAAGAGAATTAGTCTTCCTTTTTTAACAACCTTATCTCCGATAGAAAATACTACTTGCTTTTGCAGACAAGTAAGTAAAAACGGTTCACCAGGTACTTGATCGAAGCTGATAATAGTTGGAGCAAAGATATGAGAGTTCATGTGTTGTTAAAAGCTGATTTTTGTGCAGAAGACATATTCAATAGTCTTTCGTTAAAGTATTTCCAAAATGGTAACGGATCCGGAGAACATTTAATGACAGCAATAACTTCTACATCGTCACAATTAATCATTCTCCAGTTTTGTAAAAATATATCCCATGCTACAACTAGGTTCTTTGCTGCAGGTTGATATCTAAGTCTTCCAGTAGGATCTTTATAGTTAAGAATGTTTTTACCAGGAGTTGATCGAAGAAGCCCCATATCTTTTGTACAGAGCATTCTTCGATAATCCTTATAACCTGGTTTGTTTATGCGTCTACGAAAACGGAGTTCAACAGCATTAGTGCCTAGTAATAGTTCTAATGATGAACGTCCGAGAATCATTACTTAGAAGGCTTAACGATACCAAATATTCTCTGTTCATTAAGGAACACAATAGTCTTTCCGTCCTTTTGAATAGCAATTAGACCTTTATCTCCTGGAAACATTACGCATTGATCTTTCTTAACTTGTCTACAATCTGGTCCAGCAAGAATAACCTTACCAATACGCCAAGCCTTTTGATCTACTACTTGGTTTGGAAGAATAATACCGTTACGAACAAGTGATTTGCCATCCTCTGCAACGTCTACATATTCTACCTGAATTACATCTCCAAGAAGTTCTACAACATCATAGTCTTCTGGAAGAGGACAGTTTTTGTAAGCATCGATGTTAGCAAGACCGTTGTTTTCTCTTGCTGCGTTATATTGGTTTTGTGCAATTGACATAACAATAACTTATCATACATTTTATGTTAGATCAAGCTGTAAAGACAGTAAATTAGCAATCTCTCTTTTAGATAGCTCGTGATTAATTGCATGCATTCTAAGAGTTTTGTCTTCTTCCGTTTGCTCTTCTTTTATCTTCTTAATATATTTCATATTAGGCAATGATTTCATTTTAGGAAACATGGCAATCATTGTTTTATAATGAAGCTCTTTGCTTTCAAGAAGTACTTGCATATTTGCCGAATTCATATAAGCAGCAACATCCGGATTAATAAAACTTAACCACCTTGTAACAAGATAAGGAACGTACTCATCAAGAGATAAGTCTCCTTTCTTTGTAATGATTATATCTTTTAGATAATCAAAAATTGTCATGCTGTGTTTCAACAAAAATAGAATGAGCTAAAAATGTGAAACACTCTACAGCCTTTTGTTTAAAACTATCCATCTTTTCTTGATTAAAAGATAATTTATAAAAACCTTCATTATCTCCATCAAGAGAAAATATAAAATGCATAAGCATAGAATCTTTGACTCTATTTAAAATACTAATATTTGCTTGTGTATCTCCTTGCACAATAATGTTATTACCATCCACATAACATTCAACTTCAAATGTTTGAGCAAATAATGATCCTAATTGAGCTGCATACAAACGTTGAAAACAAACTCCTCCGTAAATGTTGGAATTAGGAATCTCAATTGCAAGTACTAAGGAATTACCAAAATCGAGAGCTCCTATTTTTGTAGGATATTCAAACGCAATAATATTGCCAAAAGGAGATATTTTATCTCTAAAAAGATAATACGAAAATCTCTTCTTAACAAGTTCGCAACTATAAACAGGAGTCTCTCCCATTATGTGCTTTGTCTGTTCTTCTGTTAGTATCATTTGCAATATGTTTCCTTAAATTTGATGTTCGCTTCTTCCCACTCTTTTGTCAACATAGAATCTCCAAGTCCATGATGAACGATTCTAATTGGAAGCACGCCACAAGTAACTTTTTTCTCATTTGCTCTCATACAAAAAGCAAGATCATAAAAATGAAAATTAAAAGCTTCATCAAAATACAATTCGTTTTCAACTGCGTCTCTTACCTTAACAGCAAGAAACACACCATCTAGTGTAAGAGCTCTTGAGTTAGTTGGACCAAAGCATGTAGTCCATACATTGCCTTTGCTGCTATGAGCAACTTCCCCAACATAATCTTCTCTCTTAGAGGCAAGATGCCAGGCAAGCTTGTCGAGGCTGGTATTGAACGTTTTAGCGCCTGCTAGGCCTGTTATAGAATATGGACTATTAAAAAGCTTTTCTACTAAAAAGGCATCTTCTAGTTCCACATCATCGTGAACAAACAAAACAACTTTGTCAATGTTTTCAGGATCCTTAAGAATTTCATTATAGCATGTTGAAAGCCCTCTTGTATTATCCTTAAACAAATGAAAATTTACATCGTACCTTTCTTCATAATGATGCATAAGGCTCTTATACAAAGGCCTAGTTTCAAAGTCTTCAATAGACTTAGCTTTTGTGCAAGCAACGATTAATAATTCACTCATATTTTGTTATACTTTGTTTTAAGATAGTTGATATTCTTTATAGCTAACTCAGTTTGTTCGTGTGTCAAACGAGTATTAAAATAATCGTTAGTTGTTGGAATACGAGTAGTATCTCCACTCTCAAAACTAATACCATTAATTGCTGCAAGCACCGTATAACAACTATCGGAACTACGAATGTTTGGAATTTTGTTGTTTAGATAAAAATCAAACTCTGTGTGTTCTCCCATTCCAAGTAAATGAACAGACTTCAATAGCCAACCTCTCTTATACAATTCGTCAACACATTGATTTCTCGAAGAAGCTATTTGTGTATCTCCAGTTGCATTGTTCCAACATTTTGGAACAGCAATCTTACTAAGACCAATAGTACTACAATCTCCATCCGTTATCATCTTATAATAACAATCCATCCATTCTTGTTTGGTATTGCCTTGTGGACAAGCAAATATCTTAGTATGTTGAAGCAAACCTCTAATGGACATCTTCATCTTGAATGAATAATAATTCATTAATGTCTGAACTGTATCAAACAAAACATCTGGAGCAATAACTTCATTTGGTTTAAGCTCTTTAACAACCTCCATCAGCTGATCTTCTGTTACAAGACTATCCTCTGCAGCTCCGTTATCAAGAGTTATCCAAGCATCTGGTTTAGTTCGTCTTATTTGCTGAAAGAACCATCTATACGTTTCATCGTTCAGATAATGGTGACACAATACAAAGTATCTGTCCCCGTGACCAGTTAAAGCCAATTCAGTATTAGGAGGAATGAGATAAAAATCCATAGGTATAATTTAGCTTACTTTGAATCTTTTTCAAGTATGTATTTCTTCACTTCTAAGATACCAAGATTAATATCTCCCTGCTCTGCATCTTCAAAAGATTGACTATCTCCTTCTCGAGCTCTTTCATCATATCTACGTTTACGTTCATTTTGAGGACACTCAATCCACAAAACGGTTGCATCAGGAAATGCTTGCAAAATTTCTTTCTGTCTTACACCAGATACAACAAGTTGCTTTGGATTATTAAACGTAGAAAGTAAACGAAGATGTCCAATAATCTCGTTGAACATATGCTTTGAATCTTGAAGCTTTTCTCTATCTACGGTTTTTTTCAAACCTCTTACAATATCTCCAACCTCAACAAAAACACAATCACTAATCTGACTTAGTGTTTTTGAATACAGAGTTTTACCACTACAAAGTTGACCACAAACAAATGATATCATTTTTAAAATATATATTAAAATTAATAAAATTCAAGACTAATTATCCCAGCCTAATGCTTCAGAAATACTAGGAAACTCCTTAACAAAAATGTTTTTAATTTCCACAGCCACATCTCTATGCTCCTTTTGCGTCAACTCATCACAACGTATTTGCAAATAATGTATCCAAGATCGGACTGTCCCGTGCATAATTACCGTTGTCGATGTATTAAGAGGAAGAATCATCCGAGCGCATTCCTTTGCAAGACCAGCGGAAATAAGATCATCGTAAAGAGCAAGTGAGTTTTGTTGTATAAATTCTACCTTCAATTTTAGCTCGGGGCTCAAATCTACTTCAGTATCTCCTACCTGTCTATTAGTTTTTCCTTGCAATCTCCATTCGATATCTTCAAGCTCGGTTGCTGTAGAATATCTTTGTGAAAATTCTTGAAACGAAAAACTTCTAT